TGAGCACGATCAACATTAGGCATATTGGTTGCCTGTAAATCTTGCGCCCTTTTTGTAGCGGTTTTTACACGTTCGTCCAAGGATTGTACTAGGTAATCTTGTCTAGCTTGTGCAGCTAATCTTACCAATTCAGGATCACCACTTGTTATTGCAGAACGGTAAGCATCATTAAATTCATTAATAGCTTTCTGCGTTTGCTTGGCTATATCCTCACTAATTTGACCCCCAGACCTAACAAGCTCATTCTCAATTGCTAAAAAGCCTTGGTTTCCTGTGATCTGTCCGGCTGTACCACTGCCCTTCGCGGCGCGTAACTTCTTAGCTTCAGCGGTAAGATCTGCACCACGATTTAACTGATCTGTCTGTACTAATCTGGCGGCCTCTCTTTCCTTGCCGCTTGGCGTCAACGTGCCTAATGCTCTTGTAAGGTTAGCTGTTAGAGTTGGCAAAACAGTTGATAAAACAACAGGAGAAAATGCCCCTGCTAATTCGCCATACATTCTAGCTGTCGGATCACCTGGATTGGTTTGTTCTGCAACACCCGCACCAATTGAAGGGGCAAGTGCTAATCCTGTCTCTACCGCCGCTGTAGTTCCTGGGTTTGCCGCCGTAGTCTTTATTATATCGTCAACAGTTTGTGATACTATATTTGATTTTGGTGCAGCTTTGGCTGTCGCGTCTACAGCCGAAACTTTCTTTGCTGCGCCAAAAACAGGAAGTATCGTTCCGACTGTTTGACCAAAAACCTCACCGCCTTGAGCGAATGGTCTTTGATCTTTTGGTAAGCCCTCAATGTCTTTGTAACCTAAATCTAGCAAACCCGACATTGCGTTTCGTATAGATTGAGAGCCGCCTGGTGGGTTTTCTGTTATGGGGCCAAAACCTTGCTCACCAGGAAGTAAATTTAATAACTTTGGTAATTGGTTTATTGCGTCAACAGGAGCACCAAAAATATCAGCCAAGCCGACATTGACCCCTCTTCCGGCCCCTTCGACTTTTTCTGAGGCTGTTGATGGTCTAACCTCAAGGTATGCTTTCTTAACAGTCTCAAAATCGGGCGTACCTTTTTTATCTTGGTTATCAACTAACCACTGGGCGTATTGTTCCGCTGTAGCCATTAGTCAGTCACTCCTAATATTTTGTCAGCCTGAGTTTGGGCAGCACTTTTCTTGCCGCCTGTGTTGCCGTAATTTCTTTCAAACTCTATTAAAGACTCTCTTAGGCTTGCGATTAGGTCTGGAAATGTATTTACGACATTAACGGACAATGTTTTTTGACTAGCCGTTAAACCCTCTTCACGCTGCGCTGATACTGCTTCTCTTAGTTTTTGTTCTAAAATTGGGACTAATCTCTCAATCTTTGATTTCATTACAGAGTCATTATCATTGTCTTTCGGCAAAATACGTTTTACGTCTTGTTGCGTTCTTACTGACCCTTGCGAACTTATTTGCTTAACTAAATTAGGCATAACAAGGCTTTCTAAAGCCGCTAGATTAGTTTTCTCATCTGTCCTATCTGGGAAAGCTGTGGCAGTTATAAAACCCAATCCCTTGTTTACAATATCCCTAAACACCCCAGGAACATCACCCCCTGCCGCCAAAGGAATATCTATAGGCGATATTGGAGATTTAGATGCGTCACCAACTGGTATTTCAAGCCCATCACCAATCAGATTGTTTGTTTGCTCAATCTTTGTTGTAGCTATTATTGCACCTTGACTAGTAGCACTATCAATAAGGTTTTGTTGAGTAGCTTCATCTAGAGCGAAAACCGTTCCGGCAGGGATTGTTCTACCGTTAATGGTAACATCTTTAAGAGATGAAAGGTTTACTAAGCTTGTTGACTTAGGATCTTTTGGCGTGATGCCATAAAGTGCTTTATTCCACTCTTTTGATCCCTGTGTAATTCCATCCTCAAGTAAAGACTCACGTTTTTCTTTAAATACACTTGGTTCAGTGTCTTTAATGCCAAACAATGCTTGATTATACTCATCTGTTCCTTCATTAAACCCACTTGAAATTAGAGCTTGTCGTTTTTCTGCAAAAGCAGATTCCCTTTCAGGAGTAATGTTAAATAACGCTTGTAGATAATCTGCACTTCCTTCTTCTACTCCCGCATTAATCAATGCTTTTTTCTTTTCTACAAAGGACGAATCTTTGTCTGGGGTAATATTAAACATAGATTTGTTGTATTTAAGAGTACCAGGAAGTATACCCGCACCTTTTAAAAGGTTACTTTTCTCTTGTAGGGTAGATAAGGTTTCTGTTTTTACTGCATTAGGGAAAACTCTTTCCCCTTTGTTTGGACCGTCTGTGTAACGCAAGAACAAATCAACCCCTTTAGCTGTTCCTGGCTTCGCCTTTGCTGTAGGATTAGCAAGAATGTCTACTTTGTTATTAAGCTCATTAATCTGTGCCACCGTTCCCGCCGGAAGGCCTCTATCAGCCAACTCATTAGCATCAAGATTTCTATACTTATTTGTTGGCTTTCTTTTTTGCGCTTCTAAATTAGCAATCAGTCTTACCGCCGATTCAGGATCAGCGTTTATCAATTGCTGCATTCTTGGATCATCACCATATTCTTCTGCTAGTTGCAGCAAAGCTGCCTTACGCCGTCTGTCCTCTTCCATCTCCTGAAAGCTGCCATATGTGCCTATTCCGGCTTGTATCGCTTGAAGTGGATTCTGACCGTCTAATAGCCCGATACCAGTAGTAAGCAGCCCAAGATTTGCAGGCATACCAAGTTGACCAAATCTGTTATTAAAGTTGTCAAAAATACCCATTATATCGCCCCCATCACTTCATTACTCAACGCTGCATAATCAAGCATCAAAAAGCCTGTCGGGTGTCTATAAACATGTTCAGGATAAAGTTTTCGTGCCTCTTGAGCCATGAACCCTTCAGTTGGATAAGTCTCAAAACGGTTCTTTCTAGCTGTTTCGTTCCACTTCCATTTGTAGACATTCAAGCCGTTAGGGTGCTTACCAAGCAACTCTACATCTTCTTTAAGTCTGCTATCTGAAAAAGCAGCTAAAAGAGTTCCGATTGTTGCACCAGTAGCAGGGGTTAAGGCAGGGATAGCAAGAGTATTAGCTAAAGTAGCTCCTGTTAAAGCCCCGCTTAAAGCATTAGATAGAGTTGATGGCCCACCACCGGTCTGTGTCGTAGTCGTGCCGAACATTCCCTGCCCCATGCCAGATGCAGCAAGAAGCGCATTAATACGGTTTTGATCCAATGTGTTTTGCTGTGCAACTCTCGCTCTTTCAGCATCAATAGCCGCTTGTGCAGGGGCTTGCTGCATTGCACCAAGATCCTGAAGTGTACCAATTCTGCTTTGATCTGCACTAAGCAATCCTGGTAAACGACTTGCCGCCTCCAACTGAGCCGCTGAACTTGCGCGAGAAGCGCCAAGCTCGGCATCACTAAGCATCCCCGCCGCCCTCAGTTGCCTATCTAAATCTTGTGCAGCTAATTCAGCATTAGCTCTTGAGGTTGTAATCTGATTACTTGCCAACGCTTGTGAAGCATCTAATTGTCTCCCCAAGTCAGTTTGGTCTGCCCTAATAAGGTTATTAGCAATATCTGTATTCTGACCTAAATTCTGACCAAATGCCGCTGATAAAGCTCTTGTAGCATCTACCTGATCGGCAAGGTTGGTTTGCCCACCACGAACAAGATTAGAGCCTACCGTCACATCCCTAGATAAATCATCACCTGAAACATTGCCAAGTGCCTGTGCAGCCGCTAATCTGTTTGCTCTGTCTTGCTGTAGGTTCTGCGCTAATATCGGAGCCGCTGCGTTTGAAACCCCTGCCCCTAGTGCTCCGGCAAATGAGTCTGAGCCAAGTCTACCACCAAGAGCATATTGAGAGGTTGCCTTATCTACTGCACCAGAAATAGCACTGTCTAATTGTTGTTGTAAAAATGGGTTTGTGCCGCCATCAACGGCTAATTGACCTAATAAACCTGTAGCTAAGTTTTGCCTGTTTTGTTGGGCAGTAAGCGGGTCAAGACCTGTTGTTTGTTGCGATAAATTTTGTAACTGAGCAACCCCTGGATCAACGCTACCGAACAAACCCTGCAAACGTGAAGTGTCTACAACTTGATTAGATAGACGGCCAAGGTTTGCACTATCAAAACCTACTTGACCAGAATTAGTGGCAGAAGTCATACCGCTTAAAGCACTTGGGTCAAAGCCAATTCCGGTGTTTCCTTGAGCAAAATCAGTAAACGTATTCTGTGCTTGATTTATATAATCTGGACGATTTACTAAATTACCCGCACTAGCAAGCGCCGCATCTTGCAACGCAGAAAACCCTGCCATTGCGGGGCCATCATACGCTGTTGGATTAAACTCAGAAGTAGCCTTAAACGCGGCATCAAACGGATTGTAGTCGGTATAAGCCTGTTCTAATGCAGCTTCTACAGCGGGGGGAAGGGCTTGAACATTTGTAATCGTTTGATTTTTGCTTCCCTTACTCATTTGTTAATTCCTTTTTAAATGTAATATACGATTGTTCCCAACCCTTCGGCTGTAGGTATTTAAGCCATGCCCTGCGTCCATAGCCCTCTAGGTGAGAGCAATCATTTCTTTTTGCATGTTCTTCGATTGCGTCTTGAGCCATTCCTAGCCATTCCTTAATTCTTGTGCCGCCGATAAAATCCATTGCCAGAGCTTTCCTCTGAGGGTAGTCAATTATTCGTGTGGTAATCACGCCAACAAACTCCCCGCTATCTTCGTCAACAGCCACCCAACACACGTAAACACCCGCTAGTGCAGCGTCATAAACGTCTTTAATTCTGATTAATTCTGGTGAAAGGCGCACAGCCTTATTCAACAATGGGGCCACATGCTGCCACACTTTAGGCAGTAACGGAGCACCAACTGGTACTATTTTCATTTTTATCCAATAACGATGTATATAAACGTTCTGTCTGTTTGAGAGTTATTAGCGTGAGTTATTGTGAAACTCTGCTTTGCTCTTGTAGATAAGAACATTGTGCCGCCGCCTTGTTCAGCCGCCGCATTTGCTGTCGTTGGGGTGAAAACAATAACGCTTTCAGTCCCCACACGGTAATCTGTTATAGTTGTCGTTGTTGCATTTGCAGAAAGGGTAACTTCCCCTGCCGCATTGATTTTGCCATCCACCAAAAGATTAACAACATTTGCTGTTTCTCTAGGTGAGCCACCGCTTGCCGGAAGCTTTACATAATTTATCTCTGTCATCGTCTGCCAATAGCAACGCTATCTACGTCAACGCCTAAAGCATACCGCCACGTCCCACTAGCATTAACCCTTACGCGGTGATAACGCCCATTTGCTCTTACTGGACAGTTATTATCTGCATTAAGGGTTACTGCACTACTAAAGCTTGGTGTGTCTACTTGTCTTGAACGAGAACCAACCTGTACCGTTATTGTCGGAGCCACATCTTTTGAAGTGACATAAGGGGTTACACCTCTTACCAAAGACTGACGTAAAGGGGCTACCTCGAACTCAGTTGTTTCCAAAACGGCATTTAACTGAGCACCAGTAAGTGTCTGAAGCTTTTTATCCTTACTTGCGGATAATTGGAAAAACCCACCCGCATAAAAACGAGAGTCCAGTGAAGTAGTTAATGCGTCCAAACTACTGCTTAAATTGTCTAAACCCTCTACCGTCATGTTTGGCGTTAATGATGATCCTAAAAACTCATGGTCCAAATGTATTATTGACCATTTTTGCACAGCATAATTGTACACCAAAATTCTATTTGGTTCCCCTGTGCTTTCACGATCTGCATAGGACCACATGACAGTTTGTGTCTCAGGATCAATAACTGAACTAAGTCTTTCGATGTATTGAAAGTTCACATCATCAAAGAAAAAGTTATCTACCTTTTCTGCGCCAATAGGAACCGACTGACTTCCGTTAAAAAAGAAAAACCCATCATCTGCCAAGTAAAATACTTGTGTCGGCCCTAATGCAGCAACTGAGTTGGGGTAATTACAACCATGACCAGTTTCTACCTTTTCAAATGTGAAAATGAGCGGAGAACCAACATACTGCATACGAGCAATAGCTTTTTCCAACAAAACCACACCAAATTCACCACCGACAAGCCCTGTAATATGCCCTGCATCAGCAATGTCTTGAAAATCAGCTTGCGCTGTTCCTAACGTCCAAGAGTTTGCATCATTTATTTGTGACCAACGCACTCTAGAACGATATGTATTGCTTGAGTAAGTGACATTTGCCGTTACAACAAAATCTCTTACTACTGCTAAATGATGAGCCGCCGGAGCACCAGAAATAGCGGCAAAAGCTGAACTACTTCCAATAGTAAATTTTTGCAGTACATCTGAGTCACTAGCACTTGCTATAACGTCATTACCAAAACGAACAAATTTCCATTGCTCATCACCAGATAAACTATAACCGCCGGAAGCACTTACATCTGCTAATGCAAATGTGCCGTTGTTCATCTTATATAGCTTGCCGGAATCTCCTACAAAGATAGAAACTGTACTAGCGTTATCCTTGGTTGCATGTATGCCTCTAATGCGATTGTCAGCCGCCGAACTTACTTCAGATAATCCAAAAAAAGGTCTATAACCTCGCGCAGCCGGAATAACGTTTTGCGCTACTGTTGCACCTGGATTATTTAAATCTGACTGATCTGGTAGCCAATCGCCAAAGGGTATCATTAAGCCGCTTCTTTCTCGTCTAAACTGCCTTTTAACATATCTACAAAAGCTTTTTGACCAACCCTGAGTTGATCTAGGTTAAACTCTGCGCTGTTTATTTTTTGCTGCAATGAGTTGATATGATTAACCATAACCTTTTGCTCATTTGTTAATTGATCTTCCGAATATTCTTTATCGTCTATCGTAATTGTAGCCGTTTTTTCTTTAGCCATTTTTACTTCCTTTCTAATTATGATGCCGCATCGCTAGACAAGACACCGTACCAATTACTGCCCCCATCGCGTGAAACGAAAACAAGTATATCGGTCTCGCTGTTCGCTGGAGCATCTGGCGCACTTCCCCCTGCCCACCGAACTGTATTAGGATATGTGACTGTGCCACCGTTACCTGTAAGTTGGAGAATAAAACCGTTAGAGTAACCAGTGTCAGCACCACTGAATGTAAATGTGGTGTTGCCCGACATTGTGAGGCTAAACATACCACCATTATCTACGTTACAAGTTGGCGTTGTTCCTGATAGTGCAACGTATTGTTCCTTAAGCGATCCATCAGATACGAACGTACCACTGCCATTGACATGCAGACTGAGATTACCGCCAGTACGTAATTCAATTTGATCGGTATTAAACCCAATAGAAGTATCGGTATCACCATCGTGAAAAATTTTATCACGGAGATACATGTCCTCAACAGCCTCAATAATATTGCCGTTCATATCTAGGTTGCCATTAAAGGCTTCAAAACCACCATTATCAACACGAAATCTTTCACTACCGCCAGTAAAGATTTTTACGGTATTACCAGTAAATTCAATATATGTATCAGTATCTCCAGAATGATATATTTCACCTTGCACGTTAAGATTATTAAAAGTTGGTGACGAAGTAGTTTTAACAGCTTGATCAATATTACCTGCAATGTCTACGCCATCTACAGTGCCAGAGACAGTTATGTTACCAGTTACGTCTACAGCACCCCCAAAAGTAGCCCCTGCATTAAAAATAGCTGCCCCTGCTTCTGAAAAATCCAAGGTAAGTGCGGTTATCCCAGAGCCACCGTCAGTACCATTAAATTTCATATCTTTATCAGAAATTTGTGAGGCAATAACTACATCACCACTAGATTGAAATATTTTAAGATGCTCTGTTCCTGCATCCCTAAATCTAACATCAGCACCGTCTGCATCAAGAATAATATCACCGCCAACATCTATATAAAAGTCACCACTATCAGAGATAGCTGATCCATTGATTGTAATGTCATCTACAGTGAGCGTCGTAAGAGTTCCCACCGAAGTGATGTTAGGTTGTGCAGCCGTTGTAACTGTACCTGCTGTTGTTGCAGTGGCTGCGTTACCAGATGTATCCTGATTACCTGATGTATTAACTCCTGGTAAGTTTATGCTTGCAGAGCCATTAAAAGAAACACCACCTATATCTCTAGCCGTTGCGAGGGCAGTTGCAGTGGCTGCGTTACCTGTTGTAGAACCAGATGACCCTGACACATTACCAGTTACGTTTCCTACCAAACTTGTTCCTGTAATCGTCGTACCAGTTATCTCAGCCGCCGTAGTCCCACCAATAACGACATTATCTAATGTACCACCATTAATATCGGCTGTAGTGATCACAAGGCTTGTTATAGTTGTATTGCCTGTGAGTAGGCTTTCTAAAGCATTAGTGTTGTCATTTATATAACCACCCCACGCATCATCGTCTTGACCGACAACAGGTAATTTAAGGTTATATGTAGAAGTATATGTAACCATTATGCAGCCTCAGTCCATACTGTTGAATTTGGTGTTATATCAGTCCAAGTTTCCGAACCTTCTGCTATTGGCTCCCATAGCTTTCTAGCTATGCAACTCGCCGTAAGCGCAATAGTGGACACACCACCAGAAGATTGAACACGATTGACTGTAATTGAATTTGATAAAATTGTAGAAATAGTCGGCGCTATATTGGCCTTTTTGAAACCTTGCACACTTGTGCTTAACGCTGTCGTTGCAGTAGCCGCACTAGACTGAACTCTTAAAGCAGTAATGCTTGTGCTTGCAGACGCAGACGTAGCCGCCGAATTTATTAAAATTCTTGCTACATTGCACGAAACACTTGCGCTTGCAGAAGAAACCGCGCTTGCAGTCCTTACTCTTTGCGCTGAAGAAGATGTCGTTAAGACAGTCGTAACTGCCGAACCAGATAATCTAAATCTTACCGCTGAAGCCGCTGTTGAAGTAACGCTTACAACAACCGCTGCACCATCTTTGAAAAAACCGTCTAGGCCAAACGCACCAACGCCAAAAGCGCCCTTACCCCACCCACTACGGTATTCGGTATTAGTCATTAGTCGAGAGTTACATCAAAGTCTGATGCCGGAACTCTCATAACATCACCAGTATCAATAGTTTTTGATGCTGATAATGCTGCATATGCAACAAGGGTTCCTGAAGTTGAAGCGGTAAACACACCAACATGAGTAACCGTTCCAAAAGAAGCCGTAGCAGTTGGAAACTCTATTTCTGCGCTGTTTGATGCAGTATTACCAGAAACCGTAAATGTTACTGCTTTACGTGTGTAAGCCGTTCCAGACGTGCTTACCTCTGTCCCAGAAGCATCTTCAGCGGGATTGGATGTAAAAAGAGCTAGATACCACGCTGTCGGACGTGTAACTGAGCTTGTTGTAAACACATAGTTTAAAACATGCGTTTCAAAGGTATTGGAAAAACTCATTTAATAAGTCCTTTCTCTTGAGTTAACCGGAATAATCCGACTTCATTGACAACGTGCCTGAATAGTAAGCCCTGTCGTTGCTATTATTGATTTCTACGATTGCACGAGAAAATAAGGTGTCATATTGAGCCGCCCTCGCCTCATCCATTAAATAAATGTACGCCGCTGAAAGTGAGCCATACAAATAACTGTCTGGATGCCTTGTAAGAATAGTGTTTGTCGTGTTTGAAGATGATAATGCAGCAATATCCTCACCGTAAATTAACTCAACAGTGTAAACACTATCGGGTATTGGCCGTAACGCTATTTCAGAACCTATAACCGTGTAATACTTTGGCCTACCACCACCTGAACTTGGGTAAGTGGTATAAAAATCTGTTGGGGCCGCATAATCCAGTACAACAATAGGATTTGTGTTCAACTTGACCAAACGAATTTTGCGTAAATCAGTAGGTAAAGATATAAATTCATCACTTGAAATCGTAGCAGCGGTCACTCTTTTTTCCTGTGATCTTGAGTTAAGCTCTCTACTCATTCGAGCTTCAGCAAGAGAAATAAATTCAGGAATACGGTCCGTTAAGTCAGAACGTGCTAAGAAATTTCCTATAGCAGTCTGTAACTCTGCATACGTTGTGATTGCCATTAGATTAGCCTACCGCCTGTTGCCTTAAAGCCTTTGTTTTCTTCAAGCCACTGCATCCAAGCTTTTGGGTTGTCCTTTGGTTGCCCAAACCTTTCCACCAAATGATGATAAAGTAAGGCAGGGATTTCACCGACTTTGTGCTTATGCTTTTGAGTATTCCCAATCATATCACCGTAGCGATAGTCATTGGCACTCTCTTTTGCTAAATCCTTCACCGGATCAACGTTCACAGTTGTTGTAACTCTGTGACCATCAGCGCCACTTTCAAAGACTGTGCGCTTGCCAGTTATCGGATCTGCA